AAACCCTGCCAGACTTGATGGCGCAGGCGCACCTGACAAAGTTCACATTAGAAGCACAAGGCAACAATCCAGCGTATGAAATTACAGCACGGCCATACATCCGTGCGAACATCGCGGCAAGCTGGCCACCGGAAAAGCGCGCCGAGGCCTTTGCGTGGCTCACGGAAAACGGTCACGGCGACCTCATCAAAACAGAAATCACCGTCGCCTTCCCGCGAGAAAGTCGCTCCCAAGCCGTTGAGGTAGCATCGCAACTCCAGCAGCAAGGCCTCAATCCAAACATCGGTGAGTCAGTACACAGCGCAACTTTATCCAAGTGGCTCAAAGAAGCCACCGCCAACGGCACCGTCGTGCCCTTGGATATCATAGGCGGCGACGTAGGCCGCGAAGCCAAGTTGAAGGTCATTTAGAGGAGAGCAAATCAAATGGCAAAAGCAGTACAGCAGACCACGCAGACACTACCGGACATTGACGACGACTACCGCCGCATGTTGGAGGAAACAAAAGGCCAAGGAATATCAAAAGCACAGGAAGACAACCTCGTACCTTTGATAACTATTTTCCAGTCCAACTCAAAGCCGGTGAACCGCCAAGGTGGCGCGTACATTGAAGGTGCCGAGCCCGGTTTCTTCTGGTTGCGTGGCGCAACGCCGCCGATCATCAACGGCGCAGAAGGCTTCGTCTTTGAGCCGTGCTATTTCTACAAGGACTTTGCGGAATGGATACCGCGCGACCAAGGCGGTGGACTGGTGGGCATGCATCGCACGCTGCCACCGGATGCTCAAGAGTTACGCGATGAGCACAACCCGAACAAGGTGCGCTGGAAACTGCCGAACGGGCACGAAGTGCTGGAGCGCCGCAACCATCTAGGCTTCATCGTTCGCGAGGACGGCACCGTCGCGCCCTATGCGCTGCCGATGACCAGCACGTTGCACAGTGTCTCACGCAGTTGGATGACGACGATGTCCAACCGAGTGGTGGACGGCATCAACCCGCCGTCATTCGCCTTCCTCTACAGAGTGCGCACGCGGCAACGCTCCAATGCCAAGGGCACATGGTTCACCGTTGACATTACGCCCGTGACGCAAAGCCCGTTGCTGAACGCAAAGGGCATGGTCAACAAGGAATTGCTCATGCAAGGCAAAGCGCTCTATGAAAGCTGCTTGCGCGGTGACAAGCTGGCAGCCGAAATGGATGATGACGCTGAACCCGCCGCAGAAGGCGCAATGTAAAACTGACGCGGTCCGTTTGCCCGTACGCATTGGTCGCCGTGCGTACCTCTCTCTCCTCAGAAAGAGCCAGTGGGCAAACGGCTAAGTCCGGCCCGGAACCGCTATTGGTACACCAGATGACCAGATACGTTTTCCCCTGCACCATTGTCAACGTGGAAGAGCGCACTCAAATCAGGCGCGGCTACAAGGACGCACATGGTGACGCACAGTTCGACTATGAAGTGATCGGGTATTACGCTATCCTGTCCCGTGGCAATGTTGCCATCTACCTTGGCATGGACGCACCCGACTTCAAGCCCGGCGACAACGTCCGCCTGATCGTGGAGCCAGTCATATGATCACGAATATTTTCAGCTTAGTGTCGCGTCTGTCCGGCATCCAGCGTTTCAGCATGTTGAAGATGTGCCACCCGGAAAATGTTCTGGAGCATACCGGCATGGTGTGCATCTTCAGTTATATCATCACGGATCATTTGAACCAGATCAAGCAAACCATCAGCATCGGTGAAGTCATGCGGCGTGCTGTTTCGCACGACCTTGATGAGACAATCACCGGCGATGTGCCACGGCCGACGAAATACTTTAGCAAAGAGTTACGCAAGGAAATGACAAAGCTTGAAATGGATGGCATTGACAACCTTGCCAGACGCCTTAACATTGCGACCCTGACGATGGACCATGCCGTCGCGAAGGAGCACAAGGAAGGCGCGATCGTCGCGCTGGCGGACATCATGGCTGCGATACACAGAGTGTGGGAAGAAGCGCTCATTTATAACAACCACCATTTTGTGCAGCCAGCCAAGGGCATGCAACGTGTGCTTGACGGTGTAATACAGCACATCAAAGAGAAGGAGTTCTTCAACCCGGACCAAGAGGAATATCTCCTTGGCTATTACGACGAGCTGACGGCCATTCTTACCGAAGTCTTAAAGCATCCTTGCGCGCTGGTGGAGCTGCACGATGCAGATTAAGGTCGTCGTCCGCGCGCTGGCCAATGACGCCGTCAACGCGTGGCGTTTCTCTAGGGATCAATCAGCCGCCTATAATCCTCTGGAGATCATGGCCGTTGACGCACCCGTCATCGAGATGCCATCGGCCCTGCTGCACTTCATTGACTTCACCATCGTAGAGCGTGAAATCTTTTGCAGCCTGCGCAACCATACAGTCTGGGCGCGCACTTCAAGGGTTGACGACCCTACATTGTTCACCGTGCCCAAAGAATTCCAAGACGAGGCCCACGACTATTACCGCGCCGACATGCTCAAGCTGCGCGCCAAGGGTGTGGACCAAGACCAATGGCGTCTGCTGCTGCCTGTCGTCGCGCATACGTCATGGACCGCGCGCATGCACGTCCGTGACATGGCCAAACTGGTTCACTACTTCAAGTACCTTGCTCAAGAATGTTTTGTATCCTTGGATCAATGCGGGCGCTTCAACGCTGTAGCCCTCTGCTTGACGGATACACTAACAAATATGCTTGGTCCTGACATAACCCATGCTCTATTGACGAGTGCAAAGCTGGCCAAGTATTTGAATGAGGACCAGATTGTCATTGAGCACAATAATTTATGGAATGACAGTCACTTCCAGACCGTGGAGATAAATGTGCCTCTAGGCCTCCGCGCTCAAATTGTACGCCACCGTGAATTGCAATTCGTGGACAACCTGATGGACCTGATCAAGTCCGAGGAATTGCCCACCGTGCAATTGAATGTACCCATCGCCATGGTCATCATCGCGCGCAAGGACGTATGGCGCAGCGTCATGTCCAAACGACTATGCTGGATCGCGCAGCATGACATATGGGCACACCTGACGAAACTATTCCCTGCCTCGGCGCTGCCCTGTGCGGACGGTAGCTGTCCTTACAGGGTAGATGTTCAAGCCCGCATGCAAGGCAAGGACCCCGGCTGCCCATGTCCGCGCTACTGTAACCTGTATGCAATCAACAAGGAGCCGTGGCTTGAACGCATGCACAAGGAAGCATGGCAGCGCGGCGGCAAACTCTGGCAAAAGGAGCTCGTCCCATAATGCCCGTACGTGTCAAGCAGATATACATCGCAAGTCCGTTCTTCACACCCAAGCAACTGGCCAAGGTTGACGAGGTGGAAAAACTCATCTACGAGTCTGGCCTCCGTTACTATAGTCCACGCGCTGACGGCATCCTGAAACAGATGACGCCAGAAGAACGCAAGGCGCAGGCAGGCAAGATATTCAAGTTGAACTGCGGCAACATCATTCACGCCGATGCCGTGCTGGCCATCTTGGACGAGCATGACACCGGCACCTATTGGGAGATGGGCTTTGCCTACGCAATCAGAAGATACAATATGAACACGAACACGTTCCGGGTATTTTCCTACACCACGGAGCGCCCGACCATCAACGTCATGCTGCAGCAGTCGGTTGATGCGCATGCTTACGGGCTGGACGAACTCAAGATGCTGTTGAAACACTATGCAGCAGGCACACCCATCACGAAGCCGCTGCCCACCGAAAACGTGGTGTGATCCGGGATCTTGCGCTTTGTTTGTTATTCTGGCAGGCTGCCCTCTGTTGAAACAAAGAGGAGAGAAGAAGATGTTAGTACCTGCCAAACGTGCCCAGCGCATACGTGAGCAGTTGGGTTTGAAACGCAATATCCCCGTCAAGTACGGCACGGTGGAAAAGGGTTTCGTCATCAAGCCAGTTGACAGAAATAAGGCCAAGCGGGCGGACATTCACGGCTGCATCATTCAGCAGTGCATCAAGCGCCATGGCTACCCGGCACTGGTCGCGCTGCGCCACAGCGCAGTGGTTGAGCGTGACAAAGCAGGCAAGCCGGTCGTCAATCTGTACGCGAATGATGTCTATGCCTACACCACGGCAATCAAGTTTGATCGCACCGGCAAGGGCAAGGACATTGAAGTGAAGCTGCGGCCCTTCCCGCATAGCTGGTTGCCAACGGCACGCCGCAAGATGGCCAAGCGCCGGATGGAACGCATGAAGGACCCCAGCTACAAGAAACGCAGCTACAAGCCGCGTCGGATTAAAAATCACTTCGGTCCGAAGCGCGCGACGTTCTAACATGCCCACAGCCGTCATCACGGGCGCTGCTTCTGGCTTGGGCAAGGCTATCGCAGAGGCCATGGCCGATCACTACACGATAACAGATTGGTCATTGCCTGCACTGGACCTGCGCAGCCTTGATGCTGTCCGTGATGCTGCTGAACAACTGAAGCGGGTTGATGTCCTCATAAATTGTGCGGGCGTCAACCTGCCCATTGACTACCTGACACGTATTGACGAAGCCGAGTGGGACGCCATGTTCGCCGTCAACTGCCGTGCCGTCTGGTTGACCGCGAAGCATCTGGCAGGCAAGATGCAAGGCGGGACTATATTGAATATTATTAGCAGCGCCGCTGTCCAACCTATGAGATGTAGTTTGCCGTACAATGCATCAAAAGCCGCAGTTCAAATGATGACGCGGCAGATGGCGCGTGAACTGAAATGGACGCACGACATAACGGTCTTCGGCGTGTCACCCGGCTGGCTGGAAGGCACACCGATGACACAGGCCACGGACGAACGCCTGAAAGTGCTGCGTGACCTTGAGCCTGTCAATGATCGCATTGACCCCGCTGCAGTTGCCGGTATGATTGCCTACCTGCTGGCCAAGCCGGAAAGACACAAGCACTTGAATGGATCAATAATGGAGTATGGCACGTGAAGATGAACCAGATCGCTTTCTACTGCGCGACGGATGAGCAGGCTGATTTGGTCAAGCGCAAGTTCGGTCTGCAGGACGCGCAATGGTCGCACGACACCGTGACAGCGGACGTCCGCGTATGGCGTGACCGCGACATGGAGCCTTGGCAAGGCACCAACGTGGCCGAACTGCAGTTCAATGAGGACATGGGCATTCAATTAGAACTCATACGGTACACTGATGGTCTGCACTGGTGCATGTACCATCCGGCCTATGACATCAACGGCGTTGAAACGTACATCGCGCACGTCGGCATCCACATCGGTGCGCACGACTGGCCACCGCACCTGTATGACGTGAAGCTTGTGCAGCAAGCCATGACGCGGCATCATGAGGCGTTCAATGACCGGACCTACGAATATCGGATATACGAGTTCGCGCCCGGTGCCTATGTGAAATACATCAAAAAGATACCAACATGAAAGCCGGTGACGCCCTGCAGGCAGCGACCGAGACATACGTGCAGCGCAACAACCTCTATGCCGATAACTTTGTGCGGCTGGGTGCCGTCATGCATGCCATGTTCCCGGCTGGCTTGATGGTGCAGTCACCGCACGACTGGCAACGCCTGTATGCCTTCATGATGCTGCAGGTGAAGCAAACGCGTTACGCTGCACAATGGCGCAATGGTGGCCACCCGGACAGCTCCATAGACACCGTCGTCTATGCGGCACTGCAGAAAGAAATTGATGATAGCGCTGATCCTTGACACGGAAACGACCGGCCTGATAGACAACTTGGTCAAGCGCGCCGAGCGCCAGCCCGAGATCATGGAAATCTATATGTGCCTTGCCGACCTGCGCGACGGCACGATCAAGGATGAGTACGAAAGTCTCGTCAAACCGACCAAGGGTGTGCCGAAGGCCATCACAGCCATCACCGGCATCTCTAATGAGACAGTAAAAGACGCACCGCCCTTCGGCTTCATCGCTGATCGTGTGCAGGTCATGATTGAAGCAGCACCGCGCTGCATTGGTCACAATATGACATTCGATCATGACATGATTGACATTGAGTTTTCTAGACTGAACAGACAGATAAAATGGCCGAAATTGATTTGCACCACCGAGCAGACTATTTTCTTGACCGGACAACGCATGACAATGTCCGCGCTGCATCAACATCTGTTTGGTGAGCCGTTTGAAGGCGCGCACCGCGCAAAGCAGGACACGCTCGCGCTACTGCGCTGCTGCGTGGAGCTGCTGCATAAGGGGATGCTATGACCATTCACACCGGCTACAGTTTCAAAAGCGCCGTCGGGCATCTCCCTGATGTCATTCAAAGAGTGAAAGCCATCGGCTGGACCGTTGCTCCCATCGCCGACCGCTGCAGCACCTTCGGCTTTACCCGTTGGCGCACCTTGTGTGAAGCCAACGACCTGCGGCCTGTGTACGGAGTTGAATTGCCGGTGACGCCCGCACTTGGGAAAAAAGTCCCGATGGACTTCTGGACGTTCTTGGCCATCGACGATCTCAAGGATCTTCATAGGCTTATAAACCTAGCTACGACGAATGCAGGCACGGACGGCAACGACTGGCCATTGCTGACCTATGCGCAAGCGCATGCGGCGGAAGGCGTGATCAAAATTTCAGGCCACGCCGTTCTGCTGGACCACGTTCAAGCAGACGACGTCTGTTATTATTTCGGCCTCACGCCTGCCACCGCCAAGGGTCTGGTCAGTGCTGCCATGACCAAGGGGCTGCATCCGATCGCCGCGAGCTGCAATGCCTACCCCACGCTGGATGACAAGAACCTCTATCGCGTGGCCATGACCCGCTACGTCAAGCGGAAGGAAACATGGATCACCATGGGTGGCGATACCCAGACTTACCCGCAGCACATTCTTTCAGATCAAGAATACTCAGATGCAACGGGCCAGCTCGCCAGCGTGGCAATTGCCACACGCGAGCGAGTGCTGTCCGGATGCACCGCCACCCTTGAAAAAGCCAGCCTGCTGGTGCCGCCGAAGCCGAAGTCCCTCCGCCAGATGTGCGAAGAAGGTGCTGCTACTCTAGCCGTCGATCTAACCGACCAGACGTACGCTGATCGGCTAGATAGAGAACTGAAAATGATAGCTGAAAAAAAGTTTGAGGATTATTTCTACATCGTTGCTGATCTTGTTTCCTACGCAAAGGAAAGAATGATCGTCGGCCCCGCGCGTGGCTCCAGTGCAGGCAGCTTGGTCTGCTACCTGTTAGGCATCACTGCCGTTGACCCGATACCGTATGGCCTGCTCTTTGAAAGGTTCGTTGATCTGACGCGCACGGACCTGCCGGACATTGACATTGACTTCAGCGACGTAAACAGAGAGCAGGTTTTCGCATACGCCGCTGAGAAATACGGCGCTGACCGCGTCGCACGGCTCGGGACTGTTTCAATGTACGAGCCAAAAAGCGCACTGAAAAAAGTTGCGATAGCCTTGAACATTCCGCAGCACTTTATTGACAAGGTGACCGACAGCTTGATCCTGCGTTCCTCTGGGGATACCAGAGCCATGCAGCAAATTGAAGACACGTTGAAGGACACGGAAGCGGGTCGCACACTGCTGCAGCACACGCCGGAAGTCGTCATCGCCGCCAAGATGGAAGGCCACCCGAACACAGCCAGCAGACACGCTGCAGGCATCGTGCTGACGCAGGAGCCCGTCGTGAACTACGTGGCCATTGATGCGCGCAATAACACCGCCATGTGCGACAAGCGCGACGCAGCCACCCTTGAGCTGCTCAAGATTGACGCCTTGGGTCTCACTCAACTGTCCGTCTTCGAACGGACTTTGGAATTACTAAATAAGCCACCGCAGTCCGTCCACCGCTGGCTTGAAAAACTGCCTCTGGATGACGTCAAGGCTTTCGAGGTTCTGAACAGACACCATTTCGCAGGCGTCTTCCAGTTCAATGGCGTGGCGCTGCAGAACCTGACCAAGCAGATCATTGTAGAATCTCTCAATGACATTGTTGCCATCACTGCGCTGGGGCGACCCGGCCCGATGGCCACAGGTGGCTCCGGCACATGGGTCCGGCGTCGGTCAGGCGTTGAGGCAGTGGCCTACCCGCACGCGCTGCTGGAGCCTTACCTCAA